AGACCCATACCTCTACCTTTTGCTTTTTCAGCTTTTAGTACAGCAAAATCTTTTGCATCAAGTTTATCTGGTGGCGGAGCTTTAGCAGCTATCGCTTTTTGTTTTGGTGATAATTTTTTCATACCTGTATTTATATCACCTCCAGAGGCTTTTTTAAAGAACTTACTTGGTCTCAAATCACCAAAGTATTTATCCATCTCATCTCTCCAAGATGCAGCAGAACCTTCTGAAGTTTCCTTAATAGACGCTGCTCCTTGCTTACCTCTTACTTTGTGGGGTTGAAATGAGCTACCTGTTTGAGACTGTTTTTTAACAGGTACAATTTGTTCATTTCTTGCACCAGCTCTATAATTCCATGGTTTGATACTTTTAGTACTAAGACCAGCCTTCTCTTGATTTTGAGTTGCTGTCTTATTTCTTTTAGCTCTTTTAATTCTTTTAAGAATCTCAGATATAGATTTACCTGCTAGTTTAATTTTGCTCATTAGTAATACTTATAATCCTTTTCTAATCTCATTGGAGGATCATCCCAATCATCTGAATATGTAGAAATGAAACCACCTTGTCGATATCTTAACACAGCTTGCGTCATACTATCAACATAGTCATCATATTGACCATTTGGGAATGCTGCACATTCCTCAATCACTTCCTGTGCCCAGTGTTCGTCCAAAGGTGCAAATACATTGCCTGATTCAAATACAGGTGCACAGCTATTTATTCTAGTATGCTTATCTCGTCCTCGTGCAGGAACGAAATCAATTACAGGGATACCGGCTCTACGAAGTTCATGAATCAATGGTTGTCCTGATGCTTTAGCCTCAACTATAACTGTCTCTGGTTCCCAATATCGATATTGTTCTAAAGCTAAATTTTTTAAATCTGGAAAATCATATCTACCTTTGATTGCATCTAATAATATAATTGCTTTTTCATACCCCTCTACAGGCTCAAAGATTCCCCAAGTAGTGATAGCAGAATAGTCTGCAGTTTCTTTAGCGCTAAATGCAGTATCATAACTTTGAATGACATGCAGCAATCTTGGTAAATGTTCATGACTCCAGTCTTGCCACCATTCTCTTTTGATGATTGCACCTTCCTCAGAAGTAGGGTCTTGCATGTATTGTGCATTCCAGTTTTTTGTGGAGATAGATGCTTTGACAGAATCTAAATCTTCTTTGTTCCAATACTCAGGCCACACAGGTTTATCGTTTGGTAAAATTGCAGGAAATGAAATTACTTTCCATTGATCAGCTTTAGTTTCAGATTGTGCTTTGATAAGTCTTCCTGTTAGATCGTCTTGTGCCCAACGTGTCATGACCACTAAGATTCTTCCACCAGGTTGTAAACGTTGTCTAGGACCAGAGCTATACCATTCATAGGCTCTCTCCATAGCAGAGTCTGACATGGAGTCTTGTTCAGTATGTGGGTCATCGATAATAAGTAAGTCCGCCCCTCGTCCTGTGATAGAACCGCCTACCCCCGCTGCAAAATATTCGCCACCATGATTGGTCTCCCATCGGCCTTTTGCCTTACTATCTTCTCTCAGTGTAACATTTCCAAAGATCTGTTTATACTCCTTGGTCGCCATTAAGTTTCTAACTTTGCTACCGAACCTTGATGCAAGTTCTGCGTTGTGTGATACCTGCATAATTTTTTTCTTTGGATACTTTCCAATATACCAAGCAGGAAATAAATAAGATGCAAATTCAGATTTAGTGTGTCTAGGAGGCATGTTTATAATGAGCCTCTTTGCATCACCATCAGCTATTTCATGAAATGCATTTGCGATAATTTGATGATGTCCATAGTTCTTAGGATTGTCAGTTTTACGATATATAAAATCTTGCCAGACTGCTTGAGCAAATACTAAGAAATCATCTTGGCACAGCTTAATCCATTCTAGCTGCTTTTTTAAAATTATATCCTTAAGTTCTTCGTCACTAAGTCGATCTAAATCCATAAAATTTTTATACCCCCGGGGTGCCTATGGTACCTAAAAAACAAAGGGTCCTTTTTTACAATAGACTAATAAGAAAACACTTTCAACTATTTCATACCGTTTGGGACCCTACTACATTTATATATCCTACTTAGTAAACCCCGTTGCCTCAGGAAACGGGTACGCCTGACGCGAAAAAAAATCTGTTAATCTTAAAAGTTGTTTGGTGTTTGGTATGAGCCTTCTAGTAGGCGAGTGGTGGGTACACCACGCGAGTTATCGCGTGGTGTTGTCGTGTGTTATCTGCCTAGTAAATGCTTAACAGCAGGGGCAAGGTCATTGACTAGGTTATCTCTTAAGTTATCAACAACTTGATTGCCAGAATTTTCCATGATGAACTTCTCAACTCTATTGTAAAGTAAAGCATACATCACTTCATAATTCACTTCTTTTTTCTGCTCACTACTCAAATCAACATCAACTTGAGTAGTTGGTCTATTGTCATTTAGTCTAGTCTGCAACTGATTAAGTATAGCTATCATGTCAGTATTAGGCATTATGGTCGCCCCCTACTGCTTTATATTCACAATACTCGATATCAGTTGTGAACTGATTATATAAATCATTATGAGCAATCTTGAAGTTTGCTGTTTCAAACTTCTTTCTCTTACGATTTATTTTCTGCAATCCAAAACTGTTGTTGTTCTCATCTGCAACAACAATAAAATTTTGGTTTGTTCTATTAAACACATCAACAACATTTTGTTTTAATGTATCTAACTCTTTAGCTAGTCTATTAGACTTTAGCTTTAATTGAGCATAAGCAAGAATAACTTTTTTCTCATCTTGCTTTAGCTTTTTAACTGCATTAGTCATTATTAACTCCATTAGTTAGTTATGTATTCTTATGAATACAGATTTAATATATATCTTATTAAATCTTATGCAACATAATAATTTATTTTTTTTTAAATCTATTCAGTAAGCTTATCAGTAAGGGTATCAACATATTTTTTACTTTCATATTCAGTTAAATAGTTATCAATATTATCTGCAACATCATCTGGCAAATCGATTAAAATTTCTTCCGTGCCGTCTGACCATGCTAAGTTTAGAGCCCAACCTTTAATGGTTTTACGAGAACGAGGCGAGGGCTCTTGCGAGCCCTCTTTCTTATTGCCTAGCATTACCAACTACACCAATATTCAACGACCTTATTCTCGTTGATTGCCTGTTCACAGAACTTTAAGAACTTAATGTCTTGTTCCTTGTACTCTTTAACACTTTCCTCTTGGAACTGTTGCCCCCAAAAAAATCCATCTTCGGCAACATAGTCCTTGAAGTCGTTGGCTATTGCATCTGCTAAATCTTCTGCAACTTCTTTGGTTATATAACAGGGTGCGTCTTGGTCGCCATTAAAACCCAAATGAGATAGGTGTCCCTCTATCTTAACATGTGGATTTTGTTCTGCCCACTTCTTCGCCATGAACTGCTGAAGTCGTGCATGCTTTCGCCATGTAAAAACCTTTTGGTCTTTACTGTTGTCATTCATAAAATAATCTTCCCAATCAACTTTCTGATTACGAAGATGTGCATGTTGATCTAGTCCCATTTTCTTTTCTCCTTTGTTAAGTTAATTTACTTCTCTTATCATATCTTATGACTAATACAACAACTATCTTTTAGAATCATTCTAAACTAGAAATGTAACCCACACCAAGTACTGTAGAGTACGACTGCTTCGCTGACGCCCCCAGTGGTAGACCTGAAGTTAGTCCTGCGTGCACCAGCTCCTAACGAGAAACGAGGACGGGAACTAGAGTATACCAACGAGCGAGAGAAGGATCAGTCCAAACGCCACTGTAGTGACGTTCGGAAAAAGTAGCCAGATGACAATCATAACTCCTACGAGCACCTGGATCCCAGCTTCGGCTGCAGCTCCTCCTGCTGCACTTCACTGTCCTTCCACGAGAATCCATTCGCAATGCAGCGAGAGCCGGGGCCACCGGTCAACGCATATGTTTTTCCAGCCTCTGGTCTGTTTGCTTCCTTCACATCGACATGGGGTACTGTTTCTTGTATCGAGTCTTCGAGGGTCCATCCCTCAGGCGGCGCATTCTCTTCATTCAATTGTTTAATTAATGTGCTTAGCTTTTGTTTCGGCATATTGTTTCTCCTTGGTTAGTTACTCCTGCGTTGAAACCCAGCTTGACGACACAATGCCAGCGGATCAACGCAAGACGTTTCCGTATTTTAATGGCCACCGAAGTTTACACCGTTAGGTTACCTCCTGACATGGCCACATGTGCTACCGGATGAAGATCATATGATGTTCACCTTTCCCCCGCGAAAACGGATAAAGGATAGCATTTGCGCATTCGCGTTACCTTGTTGTATGTCTAGCTCCTGAACGCGCACATGTATAGATAAGATACGATGGGCTTCCTGTCAAGAACTATTTTTTATTTTTTTTAATCTTTCTTCAAAGCTCCATCTCTTTTCATCTGGTAACTCCTTTAGCATCTGTAACGCCAGCTCGTGTACCTGACTGTTCTCCCGCTGCAGGGTCTTCAATCTTGCTTCGTATAAACGAGATTTGTTCTGACTTCTAACGAGGTCTAGTGCATCGAAATCTACTGCCATATCTTTTCTCCTTTCTTATCTTATCGCACATTTCTTGACCACTGTCCAGATAAATTTCCTGATCCCCAGCACCAGCTTCTACGCTGCGGAGGGAAGCTCAAGGTTGAGAACGAGAAACGAGGTTTGTGCTTGGAACGAGAACGAGAGCTGAAGAAGGTTGTCGGTGTTTCCCTGATCCCAGCTCCCATATCTTGTATATATCTTACCCAAATAGTTTGTCAAACGAGAACGAGCTTACGCTGCTGGAGACCCTGACTCTGCAGGACCAGCGGTGGCCGTGTTTCAGTAATGAACGAGAACGAGATTTGGTGCGAGAAACGAGATCAATCCTCTGAAGCAGGATCCTGAGTCACCAGCTCCCGCAGGGAGCTCTTCACCGTTGGCCAGTGAACGGGGAACGAGAACGAGAAACGAGGTTTAAGAAGCCGAGGATCAGTAAAACCGGACAATGGACACCTGTAGAGTTTGAGCTGCCTCTCCAAGAGGGCCTCATTGCAGATAATTACAATACCACCTGCTTTCACATACTTGTTAATCCAAACAATTTGCCATTTATTTAGCTTAGGATAACTGACGTAGTCTGATTTTAATTCTAACCAAAAAACCTTATCAAAACCAACGCCATGTATGTCGGGTATTCCATTGATTGTGCTAGATTCTATGCGGGTAAAGAACACATTGTCAATATGTTTTTTTATTCTTTGCCAAAGTAGTGACTCACGATTTTTACCAGCCATATTCAAGTCAACTTTAAATCTTTTTAATACTTATTATCACTGAATTAGGTATGATTGTAGTATTACCGATCTGTTCAATTTCTCCTTTGTCATTGGTGGAGTAATCTCCAAATATTCTAGTAACACCTTTAACTTGAGATAGCAAATGACCTTTCGTAACACATGTTGCAAGCTTTGAATCTTTTAACTGTTCAAGGTCTTGCCAACCAGAGTCGCTAACAATATCTTGCCAAACAACTTCTACCATTGGATATCTATCTTGCCAATGTTTAGCTTTTTTATTTATATTTATTTTTCGTTTTAACACTTACAATACCTACCGATGTATAGAGTTGTGGATTATGTACTTTGTTGAAAACTTGGATCCACTCAGACCAACTAGCTTTCTTCAATTTGCTCAGTTGTGCTTTCGACAACGTCAATGGTCTTCGCGTTGTAACCATCGATTTTGTTTGAAAGTTCCTTGAGTTTGTCTTCAAGTTCTTCACGTGACATGCCCTCCAACCCTGTTACTTTAACTTCTTTTCTATCAACATATTGTCCAGCCAATTGACCAGATCTATATTCCGCATTGATTGCAGCAGCATATTGTTTATCAGCTTCTGCACTAAGAGCTATACGTTCTAATCGCTTATAACGTCTGAGGTTGTCACCTTCATATTTAGCACATTCTTGTTTATAAATTTTGTCTAAGTATTTCACGACATGGGGATTTAATTTTCTGTTTGTTAATCTAGATGCAATAACAGAATAATCTTTTTCATTCTTACATTCAAAACCCGCCTGCTTACAAGCTTCAGATTTAGTGATATTCCCCCAATTCTTTACATAGATATCAATAAACCTACGCTGCTTTAAAGTCAGGTCGTCTTCAGTTCTCAGTTCTTTCTTCTTCAATCCCATGATTATTTTTCTATTATATAGATTATTTTAACCCCTGTCCAACATTTGAAAAAGCAAAAGTTGAGTTCCCGCAAGACACCCTATAGTAGTTTTATTGATTAGGTGTCCCTTAGGGACACCATAGGGACACCATTAGGGACACGTTAAAATCGATTAAAAGCATTGGTATTATTGAATAATAGTACTTTAGGGACACCAGGGACACCTGTTTAGGGTTCGATGCAAAATATTTTTTTAATTAGTCTAGAATATCTATATAGAGAAATTTAAAAGATTGCAGCAAAACACGTAAAATGGTATAAATTCTACTTTATAAACATAGCGGCCACCTTATAACCATACTGGTCCGGTTTCCGGTGGCCGGTAACCTTTTACACTTCAGACTTGATAAATTTTACCGATTCACGTAC